TTCAAGATATTTTTTAAAGTAAGAGCTACGCAACCTACGTAGCTCTATGTTAAGATAGTTTAAGATTGCTTCTATCTCTTGAAGTTGATTAAAGCGATGCTCTACGATACCAGGCATAGCAGCCGCTGCCTTTTCAACATTACCAGACAGTTTTACTTCCTGCTTTGCTTCTACAAGTTCAGCTTCGTAATGTGCTACAGCGTCTGGTATTTTACCAATGTTGCGAGATACTTCAGAGTACCAGCCCATTAATAATCCTCTTCATCGTCATAACTATCGTATGTGTCAATATCTAAGTAATAATTTATAGCAGCGTCAAGATACTTGTCGGTTCCTAATACGTCTTTGAACATATCATCACCTACTCCGTAATCCGCCATTAAATCAACATAGCGTTCTGCTGCCATCTCTAAGTTTTTCTTGTCGAGATATTCTTTGAACATCATCCATACGTCAGCAATCTGACTCTCATCCATACAGTTTACTCCTCAATAAGTTCTTCGGCGTCTTCTACGTCTACCGTTGCGGTATTTACCACATCAGCTTCTTTTTCTGCAAAATCTACCATAACCTTATCGAGCAGTTCGCCTGTCCAGTTTTTACGATATTCAAGAATTTCTTCACCTATACTGGTAACATACTTAAGACGATTGCCTGACTTTTCAATCATGCCTTTCTTCTCAAATAGTTCAATAAGACCACTGTATGGATCCATACCTGTTTCGTAAGGAATCTTAACTTGTACACCTTCAAATGGCTTTGCGTAACGAGTTTTCATTACCTTACAAGCAGCACGAATACCGTTTACATCAGAAGTCTTATTACCATCTTCATCTTCTTTGAGTTTCAACTTCTTCATTGCAACTACAATTGAACTTGCATAGACGAAGCCAGAACCACCTGAAATCTTGTCATCTGGATCAAACATATCTTGCGATGCGTAAGTGTGGTTAGTTACTACCATACCTACATTGTATGAACCAAACATATTAACACAGTTAGTTACAAGTGCTTTAAGTGCCTTAGCCTTACGACCCATGTCACCTTTCATATCACCTGCTTCAAACTGATTAACTTCAGTTGGAGTCATCAACATACCAAGTGAATCAACTACAAACAAAACCTTAGGACGATCTTCTTCCGCCATATCTCTATAGTCTTTCATAAACACTGAAATAGTCTTGCCTACATCGTCAATCATTGCCATATTAAGTTTTAGCAACTTTTCTTCTGATGTATCAACACCAAGTGCTTGTAGCCAAGTTTCGTCAAGTGCGTTTTCTGTATCAATAAGAACTACAAAGATGTCTTGCTCTTGTGCATGACGTACAATGTTGCCAGATACAATATAAGATTTGCCTGCGCCTGATTCACCTGCAAATACACTTACTTTGCCAAGCGGTACGCCTTTTTGAAAGTCACCTGAAATAAGATAATTGAGTGCATAGTTACCTGTGCTAATCCAATCAGTAGGATCGTTAAATCCTGCACTCATACCTGAAATAGATTTTGTTAGTGCGGTCCTAAATTTTGTAGGATCGAATGCCTTTGTTGCCATAAATGTCTCCTAAATAAAAAGCCTAAAAAAGGGGGCCGAAGCCCCCTTGAATCATTAACCTTGATTCTGACGAGCACGGATCATTGCAAGAATGTCCTGTGCATTACCACTACTTTCAGCAGGTGCTGCCGCAGCCTTTGGTGCTGTTTCAAACGGTGGTTCGTCTTCAGTCACTGCTGGTGCTGGAGCAACTGGAGCTGGTGCAGGTGTAGTTGCCGCTGGAGCAACTGGATCACCTGTACGAGCTGCCATACCTGCTGGACGGAAGTATTGGCCCCAACGATCCATGTCAAATGCTTCACCGTCTACTGACGCTTCAAACATTTCCTGCATGACCTTGAGTTCAACTTCAGTTGGCTTCTTAGGTAGGAAGTCATTTAGATTGTACAAACCATGTGCATTGATTGCATTCATTTCTGCATCTGAAAGAGGACGTTCACGACGTGCCCAGTTAGATGTACCATAATCTGCATAACCGCCCTTTGAAGTCTTATTCAAACGGAAGTCTACACCTGCTGTAAAATCAGTTGGCAATTCTTCCATATCAGGATCCATAAGAGCCTGCTTAATGATCTGGAAGATTTGTGGACCAATGATAAAGCGACGAATTGGATTTTCTGGCTTATCATCTTCCTTTAGCGGATCATCTGTTACAAAACCTTGGAAGATATAAGAACGCTTCTTCCAATACTTGCGACCCATATCTTCAAGAGTTGGGTCTTTAAACCAGCCACGAACTTCGTTCAAAATTGAACACTGTTCACCGTACATTTCCATACACGGAACTTGTACTTGTACTGGACGTGAATCTGTTTCACCTTTAACGCCTGCAAACGGCAACTTAATCATAAGACGTTCTACCCAAAAGAAAGTATTGTCTTTATTGCCATCTGGAAGGAAACGTAGTGTAGCGGACTGACCTTCTGCCATATTCCAAAACGGATAAATTGCATTATCGCCGCCGCCTGTGGATGTACCTGAAGTACGATTTTCTTGTTCTTTGAGCTTTGCTCTGATTTCTGCTAATGATGCCATAGTTATGCCTCCTATAAAATTGCCTATGTGCTTTTGTGCCTTATTCGTGTAGCACAATGTATATACTACACGATTGTATTTAGCTTGTCAAGTCTGACTTTGCTAAAAATTATAAAATTCCAAACGGAGTAAATGTTGTTGGTTCTAGCCCAGGTTCTTCTGGCATATCATCTGTTCCAGAAAATCCTGCTTCATTTTTTAATGCTTGACGAAGATCTTCTCTAAATGCTTCCCAGTCAGTGCCCGGCGGTGGCGGAGTATCTCCATCTCCAAATACTTTATCCCAGGCTGCATAGCCAGTTAGTTCTCCTGCTGTTATTGCGGCAGCAGAAGTTAAGAAACTGCCAACTGCGGCAGCACCTTTAGTCCAACCTTTTGCTGTTTTTGCACTAGAATATATTTTTTTAATTCTTTCTATTAATCTTTTAACGAATCCTTGTCCCGCTTTTGCCAATTCACTTTTTGCCATCCCAGAAGTCATTTCCGGTGCAGGAACAAGTTTGCGCATTGCAAATAACCAAATTAAAACATCTAAACCAATTTCTGCATAATCGCCCGGAGTTAACTCTTCCAGTCTTGATGAGTTAGCAACAAATTCTTCTATCCAGTCTATTGGATTTTCTAAAGGATTTGTTTTAAGGTCTAAACGTTTTTCGATAACTTTATATGCATCTACAATAGCAAATGCATATACACTCCAACGAGCTATTTCATATGCGTGTGTAGAAAAGAATTTACCCAATGCTGCGGGCGTAGGTAAAAACTTACCTTTAGGAATTGGATTGCGCCCAGGCTTTTGCTTAGGAGCTCTTTTTGAGAAAAGACTTGGAATTTTGGTCCAAAACTCTTCCAGCTCTTCGCCTTCTAAAATAAACTCTTTTGCTCGCATTAACGAAGTCCTGCAAGTTCTCTCATACGATCAAAATCAGCAGTATCATCTTTCATAAAGTAATCTTGTGATGTTTGCGGAATTGGTTTACTCGAAGCCATGTTGCCTTTTTCATCATAACTAAATTTACTTGGATCAACTCCTTGTGCAACTGCTTTAGCACGGAATTGGATTGCCGCAGCAACAGTGTCTGCTATTGCTTTTTTTGATGCTGCTGATTGTTGAAGATTGACATTTGGGCCGCCTTGCATATGACTATTCACCATGCCTACTTTTGCCATTCTATCATTCCATAGATTAACTTCTTTATCCAACTTGTGCGGACCTGCTGGTTTGTACGATCCGCCAGGAGCAACATTACCAGTATTTGCTACATCATCCATGTTATCTTCTGAACCTTGCATTTGTTGTGGATTTGCTTCCATTTGATATTGATCGTATGTTTCTTTAATACGTTCAATAAACTGTTTTGCAGGATCAATAAAGTGTTCGCCATAATCTTTTTCTACAGCAGTTAGTACAGCAGTTTCGCCTTTTGGAAATTCTCCTGTATTTCTGTCGTATAATGAAAGAATAAATTCAGTTACCGGAGTCTTCTTTTCTTTATCTTTTGGCTTTTCGCCTGGCTTACAAAATTTTGCCATCGGGTCATATTTAGGATTGCATTTTATTTGCATTTTGTCGTCGTCTGATTCTAATGCATTATCTTCTATTTCGTTAGCCCATTCTTCAAACTCTTCAAAACGTCCACGTTTAGCCTTTCCTGTAGGTTCAGGACCTGCCAATGGATCACCTTCTACATTATACATATTGGCAAGATGACGTATCACAGCTTTGTTGCCGCTATCTTTGTAAAGATCTAAGTTTTTAAGATGCTCGCATGCTTCTTCATCATTGCCAGATTCACATGCATCGTATAATGCTTTACCTAAAGCAGTACGATATGCCATATGTTGGTCAACTTTGCCTTTTGTATATGCGCCAGCCGCTGCACCGGCAGTGCCAGTAGCAATTGTTTTTTTAGCTGGAGTGTCAAATGCTTTACCTAAACTTTTTATTAAAGTTGAAACTCCGCCTTCGTCAACTTCGTCTTCATCAAGTAAATCTTGATGACTTAAAATTTGCGCACGAGTATGTTCGCTTACTAGTCTATAAACGTACGGGAAGATATCTTTTAGTTCTTCATTAAACTGACGAATAGTTAGTTGGTCAATCCAGTTCTCTGCAACATCTTCTGGTACTTCTTCTAATACAACGTTTTCAAAATTAGCGATTGCTTCTTGATACATTTTAGGACGTTGTATATGATTTAATTCGGTTTTAATAGAATCAATACGTTCAATAACAGCATCTAAATAACCACTTAACCCTTCTGCCATTACAGAATTACGACCCATGTAAGTTTTAAACTTACGTAGTTTACTAACTTCTTCTGATAACCCAACAATGTGATTTCCAAAGTCATCGTATGGTTTGCCACCTTCTGCTACGTGTCGAGCCATTGCTCTTGCACCTGCAAGGTGACGATATGGATACATAAAGCGTTCGCCTTCTGCACTTTCAATATAAATTTTATCTATATGCTGTGTACGACTTGCAGGTAGGTCTGGATTTACATGTTGTGTATGCTTAATGTTTAATCTCGCAGCACCTACATCTTGATAGCTTATTTTGCCTGTGCCGTATAACTTTGATTCGCTCATTGTTGTGTCTCCACCTTGTTGTTGTGCAAGGAATTCATAATCTCTTTTGTTTAAGTTTGACTTTGTGATATCTCTTGTATCAAACTGTAATAATCTTTTCTTAGCAAACGTTCTTAATTCTTTTAAGAAGTTGTACCAATTTTGTCTAGTAAGTGTATCTTCGTTTTCTACAAAACTATTACTATACATTACAGAAAGTTTATCTTCTGAAATAGATATACTTACTTTACCAATATTACGATCACCTTCTTTGTAATCAAAATCAAAGAAGCGTGCAGTTAACGGATCATTAGTAATTTTACCGTCTTGGTCACCAATTGTGACGCTAGGAAAACGACCACGTATTTTATTAAATAAATCTTCTGATATATTGTCTAGACTCTTCATGTTTGTATTTATCAATAGTTGGTACTAATAAAGATTGGCATAGGTGCTTCGTAATCTTCGAATTCATCGACACTATGGAACGTGTTATATACTCTTGGATCCCAATCTTTAAGAACTCCGATCATTCTGATCACTAATAATACAGCACTTACTAAATCGTCAGATTCTCCAGGTCTTGCCTTGTAGCTACTTGCAGTTGCTACAAAGCCTTTTAATTCAGATATAAGTGGAGCAGAATGTATAATCATTTTATCATTTTCAACCATAACTTTTAATCTTGCACATGCACTTACTTTTGAACTATGCGTAGTATTAAAACCTTTACGGAACTTACGTACATGTCCTTTACGTGTTGGTTCAGACACAAATAGTCCTGGTATATTTTCTTCTCCTAATTCATTAATTACAATAAGAGCTGCTTCGCCAATTGCATTATTTTCTACACTCCAATATATACCTTGTGGATTACCTGTTTCTTGTACAATATAATCGCATACATCTTTGAGTACACGTATTTGTCCTGGTATAGCAGTTGTATTATGTCTCCATTCTGCTACTTGTTCATAACTTGGTATTTCAAATACTTGGATAGCAGCATAATCTCCACCAGTGCCCATAGCAGGATCTAAACCTACTGCATAAGTGTGACTTTTGCTAAGTTTTTTATACCAACGAGTTTGACCCATATTCATTAAAGGAGCGTTGCCTTCCATTGCAGCAAGTTTAATAGAGTTGATAAGTGTTTCGTCAAAGATTAAGAATTCACATTCATATTCACGACGGAACTTTTCTTCTCCAATTCTGCCAAGTTCTTCTGCTTTCCATTTTTCATCTCTATCTGGGTGTTCTGACCAATGAGCTCTAAAAGCATGGAAACCGTTAATACCTACATCTTGTTCGTTGCCATGTTCATCGAACTTTTGCTCTGCTTGTTTCCAAATAGTAGCAAATGTATCTTCGTCTGAGTTAGGTGTGCTTGTAATAATTGCACGACCACCTGTTGCTAGTGTAGGTGATATTGAAGTCCAAAACTCTTCCGCAATGTTAGGTTGCACAAACGCAAACTCGTCACAGTATAGTAGCGAGATAGACATACCACGTCCTGTGTTGCCTGTAGTTGTTTGACTTACAATACGTGATCCGTTTTCAAACTCAATGCTACCTTTGTTATATGACACAACACCTGCTCTAACATAATCAGGACAAGTTTCATACACATAACGAATACGTTGCATAATTTCCTGCGCACCTGTGTATTTGTGTGCAGCAATAAGAATAGTTTGGTCTGGATGGAACATTGCATACCATGTAAGGTAAATTGCAGCACAGGTAGTTTTACCTGTCTGTCTAGGCATCATGTTAATATTAAAACGATAACTGTGATACGAATGCATTAAGCGTAATTGATATTCAAATGGATCAAATAACAACTTACCTTTTACAGGATGCTGTATGTGTGCAAAATTACGTGCAAAATGCAAGTAACCTTCGTTAGGATCCATACAAGCAGCAAGATGTTCTATCTGCTCATTGGTATATGTTTCACGCTGATTAGCTTTTTTAGTTAATACGCCGTCTAAACTTTTTGACATATAGTTATTTAATCAAAAAAATAGCGCCTTGCGGCGCTATTGAAAACAGTATTGTTTTATCGTATTCTTAATACTTCTTCGTCATCTGTTTGGCGACCACCACTACCTGACGGACCAGTACTTGCTTTAGGGTTAAATTCTTGATCCCATTTTTGAGCATATGCTTCCCATTCAGCCTTTTCATCTCTAGCCATTCTATAAGCATAATTTCTGTCTTGTGCTGCACGAGCTAGTCTATCATCTAATGCAAGTTGTCTAACTTCTCTAGCACCTCTTAAGCCAGCAGCAGCGATCATTACTTGAATATCTGTGCCTTGATTTACCATCTGAGTCATCTTCTGATATGCTTCTTTATCGCCGCGGTATGCTCTGTTAACAGTTCTAATTGCTTCGCGCCATTCTAACTTATCTTCAGCATCAACTTTGTAGAATTGATATGCAAGCATCTTAAGGTCGTGTTTGATATCGCGTACTTCTGCTGATTGTTTCCATTCAGCATAACTTAATCCTTCCTGACCTTCTGCACGATCGGTATAGAAATCACCTTTATGTGCTGTACCCCAGTTAGTTGCTTGGTCAACAGTGACCCAACGGCTTCCTACTTTTTTGTAAGTGCCTTCAGGCATATCGCCTGCTTTATCACTATATGCTTTTGCATCTGCTGGAATACCAAACCCTACTCCTCTTAACTCGGCAGCATGAAATGCGTCATAAATTTGGCCTTTGTATATCGGAGTACCATCAACAGCAACAGGCATATATGTCATTGAACCGTCTGCTAGTTCAACGCCAACAAAAGTTCCCTTGCCTGTTTTCTTTTCTTTATCCCAGTGAATAATAGGACTGTGTCTTTCGTCTAATCTTGATTCGTTAGTTTTTTTTTTGGCTTTGTCTTTAAGAGCTTTTTTCATTGGCTCTTTTTTGTTGCCGTCTTTATCAAAATCTAAGTAATCTGGCTTTGCGCCTTCTTTCATCTTAGACTTACACTTTTTCTTTTCATCGACTTTTTTCTTGTCTTTAAGAGCTTTTTTCATTGGCTCTTTTTTGTTGCCGTCACCGTCGAAATCTAAGTAATCTGGCTTTGCTTTCTTTTCGTTTAGTGCAGCCCAAAGTTGAGTTTTGATTGATTCAACTGCCATTGCATTGTCGCCTGGCTGTGCTGCTTTATATTGTTTCTTTTCACGATTAATTCCGCCTGATAAGTCATGAATCATTGTATCGTGATCTGCATATTCTTCTTCTGGGCTATTATCCCATTCTTCTTCCATGTCTTCGTCGTCCATGGTTAACTTTTTAGGTTCATCTTTATCAGAAGCCATACGAATTAAATCACCCATTGAAGGTTCCGGTGGACCAACTTCTTTTTTACCCATTGGCACTGTTAATGTTGGCATTTCATCACCGTCTGGCTCCATTTGACCACCAGCTTTGCCGCCCATTAATTTAACTAAGTCTTCAATTGCATCAATGCCACGTGCATTTAAGTTAACATTCATTGTAACTTTGTCTGGCTCTGGCATTGAGCTAGGTGGATTAGCTGGCATAGCACCGCATTCTTCTACTGCGTTGAATGACTCTAAAATAGTTTTCATATCGCTAACGTCTTTTGCGCCAGCACTTGGTTTTTTACCGTTTGATGCATCATCAAAGTTTTTTAAAATGTTTAACATATCCATAATCTAGCTTCCTATTGGGCTTTTGGCATTTTCTGCTTCGCCTATGTCTGTTGATTTGCCCTTTGGAGCAGCTTCAACCGGATCAATTTCTCTTTCTTTACGGGCTTTTTCTAATTCCTTTAAGAGATCCATAACACGATTATCGCCTACAACGTTCTGTGCGCTTGGGCCACCCATATCTTCTTGTGTTAGAAGTGTTTCGTACGGGGTATTTTCAGTGGCTTCTGGTGTTGAAACATCACTTGGCTCGTTTTTATTATGTACAACTACATGACTACGCGGAAATACACATAAGTTGCTTAGATATTCACTTAGTACTTGTGTAGTTGTCGGATAACTTACATCTGTTTCAAAATAAGTCACTTCAGTATTTTGTAAATTTGGAAAATCTAGAGGTTTTTCAGTGATAGGTGTGCGTTTACCTTTACTCAAACTAACTAGTCCATACTTTTTAAGACCCATCTCTAAACGGCTTTCGAACCCTTCTGGCAATTCACCAGCAAAGCCAAGTTTAAATTGATAAACCTTTTTGGATTCTGTTAAATATTCGCTAAAACTCTTCATATTGTTTCCCAGTTTCTATTATTTATCCATTTTTTTCAGTTTTTCTAACAAACTGTTTCGATCTGTAACTACATAACCTTCGCCGTTGACAATATTTCCATCTCCGTCGCCGCTTTCTTTATCTAATTTTTCTTTTTTGAGTTGTAGTTCAATCATTTTTAACTTTTTGTCCATTTTTGCAACTTTTGCATCAAGGCTAGTCTTAAGCATAGTGCCTGCAACTTCAAAAACACGTCCACTATATCGTGCTTCTACGTTCATTCCTAAGTCCATTAAGTCTTCATATGCTTCTAATGCACGATTTGCGATATCTTCTAGCTCTTCGTCTGCTTTTTGACCTAACCCTTTAACTTGAGGCAATGCTGCACTAATTTTATCAAATTCTTGCATAGCATTAAACGTTTCTTCTTGCTCTATTAGAGCAGATTCTTTTGCAGATGCTTTGTCTTCTTGTTTTGCCTTCTTTACGATTTCTTTAGAGTCAGGCAAATTTAAAATTTCTTCTAATTTTTTAGTCATAATAGTATACCATTAACTGCTACTATTATTTAGCGTCGTTTTCCATTGTGGAAAATATCATTCTCGGTGATTACACGAAAAAATATGTTTTTTTGTTTACAATATGCTCTAGCAGCAGCCCATTTTGCTTGATTAAGAATGTAACTTGCTTGATTGACCTTGCTTCGACCTAAATTTTCACGTATTGCTTGGTTAGAAGGTTTAACTTCGATTAATTCAACTCGTTGCTTTCCGCTTTTGTCGTTGTATGCCACAAAAAAGTCAGGTACGTAAGTGGTTAATTTACCTGTAAGGGGGTTTTTGTAAGGAATACGTATTGCTTCACTTGCCCATTTGTCTACACTAGGGTGTTCGTCGCAAAATTTCATAAAAGCGAACTCCCAACTACTTCTATAAATTGGTGTTCTACCGCCTACATATTTTTCTGGGTGTTTAGGTGTAAATTTTCCTTGTGCAAACCTTGACATTACGATGCTATATTACGTTTTTCAAACTTATTAACGCTAGTATCTCTTTTATAGCCTAATGTACTAGTTTTAGCACGATTATAATTTAAAATCTCTGTTACTACTGCACTTAACTGTACTTCTGATAGACCTTTAAGAGTATCTAATAGTTTAAAAACATTTATTCCGTCTAATTTTGCTTGTTGCAATAAAACTGATCCAACTGCGATGCTTGCGCTTTTATCAAACCCTCTTTTTTCAAAGAACGTGATAACTGCATCTACTTGATTTGTAGGAAAAGTCAATTGTTTTGAAAAATAATTATTAAAGAATTTAGTAACTCCTTTGTCGCTATAATTATTTGGTTTTTCTTTTGGTAAACTTGACATAAGTATCCTTTTAATCGTATTGTGCTTTTTCAGCATCAGATAAAGCGTTAAACGATGCTCTTGCTGCATTTACTCCGCTTGCTCCGCTGCTATTTTGGTAAGTTTTTAAGTAATTCTGGAATCGAGCATCATTTTGTTGTTGTAGATTTGTATCACCTGTAGTAGTAGACACTCCTGTTGTGTTTGTTATAGCAGATATGCCCGCTATAGCAACCGTTGCTAATGCTAGATCGCCTGCGCCACCTGTACCGTTATTTTTTGGAAATACAGTAAGTGGAACACCGCTCACATCGTTTCCTGACACAGCTCCAATTGCATCTCTTACAAGACTTAACCCACCTTGTCTTAAATCTCCTGAATCAAGATCTCTAACATTATAATATAAGTTAGTAGCAGCAATAGCCGCTTCAAACGGATTGCTAAAGTTTGCACCTGTTGTAAGATATTCATAGATATCTAAACCAGCACCTATCATACCGTCTAAACTTAGTGTTCCGCCGCCTTGTACTGATAACGGACTTGGAGTAACATCATAATGGTCCGATCTTCCGAATCCTGCAGGATTTCCGTTTGCGCCACCTTCTACTGCTCCTCTATCGTATATAACAGAATCGTATTCAACAGTAATATTGTTAGTCATTGTTCCTGAATTATCGGAATTATCTACAGTGTCATGTGCCCAATTAGATATTATTGGATTTACAAGAGTAAATTTGGTGTACGAACGCCTTGCCATTTGTGCAATTTCTATTCTATCAAAGAATGGAACGCTTGGTATGTCGTTATCCAGACCAAATCTAAATTTTGCATTAGTTCCTTCACCGTCGTATGTAGTATCGCCTGTTCTGCGATTTCCGTATGCAAAGCTACTTAATCCGTGATATCCGTCTGCATAATAATACTTATAATATGCTTCTAATAACGCAGTTGTTACGCCATAGTTATCGTCGTGGAATGTAATGTTTATAGGTTGGTATTGTAAACTTGTTTGTACATGTTTTTTTCTATTATACTTGTTTTTTACTTCTACGTTAGCTTGAAACTTAGGTAAATCCGCAGACTTAACTAACATACCTATTTCGTGCGTGGAACTTGCAACTTGCGGTATAACTGATTGTGCTTGTGCTGTTAGATAGAATGTTACATGATAAAGAAATTTGTATTTTGGTGCATGTTTTTGATTATCATTAACATACAGTCTACTAGCATGTTGCCAGTCAGCTAAATTTCCTTTAGGACCTAAAAGTCCATTTGCTACACTATCTAAAAAACCATTGAATGTTGACATATTAATATTTATCTTTGCTGATAAACTGCGCACATAATAAAAAAGGGAGCATTAAGCTCCCTTTAGAATGGCAACAGTTAATTATTAGCCGCCACCGGTAATTAATGTACCTAGTCCACGACCAACTGCTGTACCAATACCACCTTCAACAGCAGTTTGGATAGCATTATCATATTGAATTTCTAACTGAATTTGCACTGGATCATTTGAGCTATACGCTAACTGGTTATATGTTGCGTTAGTAACAAAACAACCGTATAGTTCAAAGGTTTCTAATACATTTGCTGCTGTAGCACCTGTACCATTACCACCGTCTAATATTTCAATACGTGTAGTAAACTTATAATCTTGTCCTGAAGCAGCACTTGCTTGCTCCATAAAGTCAAACTGTTTCTGTAATTGTTCGCCAACAACTTTTTGAACCTTACCGGTTACATCTTCACGTAAGTTAAGTGTAATTGGGCTCCAAGTATGTTTACCTGCTAAGTATGCTTTTGAGTTATATACGTCAATAGTAATTGGTTCAAAAGCAACTGTCGGACGATTTACATCTACAACTTGCTTTGTTAATTCTACGACATCGCCTGCAGATACACCAAAACCTTCTAGTGATACTCTAAAACGATATTGTAATTTTGGCATTAACAAACCTTGAGATGTTGCACTCTGTCCGCCTGCTAATGGTACTGTAATTTTTGATAAACTTGAGATTGCCATTCTTTATTCTCCTGTTGCAAGTATTTATCAAATATTAAGCCCCTTTTGAGGGGGCTTAATATTGACATTATAAGCCTGCTATTTCTCCTGTATTCTTCAATCTTAGTGGGATGTAAATGAATTCAACAGCCTTAACAGGTTCAATAGCAATGTCTAAGTATAGTTCATTTCTATCAATTCTGCTTGGAGTGTTGTTAGACTCATCACAAACAACTAGGAAGTCATAAAGTGCTCTTTGACCTACAAGCTCGAGCATTAAGCTCTCTGCTGCTTGTTTGATTTGATCTCTAGTGATCTTATCATTTGGTTCAAAGATATAAGGCTTAGCCAACTGATTTAACTGACTACGTAGGTAAATTACCAAACGTGCAACATTAATTCTGTCTAATGAACTAGAACCTCTTGCACGAGTTTTCTGACCATAGTTAACTAAACCAGCACCACTAATAAATGTAATTGGATTAACGTTCTGCGCATATAATGTATCACGTTGACCTTCGTTTAGGGCAACTGTTACAAATTCGCCTTCTGCATCCACGTAACCTGTTGCACTAGCATTAGTAATACCACCACGTCTAGTACCTGCTGGTGCAAACCACGGATAAGATACTTGATCGCTTAATGCAATAGTTCTTAACATCATGTGACTTGGTGGAACAACAACATTATTGCCAAAGTTGTCGCTAGTGTAGCCCCATGGGTAGAAAATACCAAAGTATTCATCTCTGCTTACTAATCCATCATCGTTGTCTTCAGGTGCTAAATTAACATTAGTTGCCCATTCGTTTAATGAAGTAGCATCTGGAGTTAGTCTAGCTGGGCTATCACCAATTACAAACGCAGTTAAGCCTCTGTCATAGTTCAAACTAATCATTTCACCAATTAGTTCTGGATAGCCTGGGCAAGCCATTAAGTTAAAGATACGGGATTCATCGTCACGAATATCTTGGTTGCTATTAACCATTGCTTGTAAACTTTGTACAACAACTTTACGTTGTGCATGACGTCCAAATGAACCTGCGCCGTCTGCTTGATTGCCTGATTCAGTAACCCAACGATGCGGATAATAATTTTCCATAGATTCGTCATTATTAAAACGAATATTATCAGCAGTTGTGTCAACATAGTTACGAACAAACTTCTTAACGTTAAATCCGCTTCTACGTAGATTCCATAGCAACATACCTTTTGGATATAATGCTGGATCTGGAGCGTCCACGTCTAAGTAATTACTTGTTAATAAGTCAGTAATGTCTGCTGCATCTTCTGCTGCGCCACTTGCTGCCCAACGTGCATCTGCAAATAGAACACCATTTTCAGTGGTTTGATCTGAATTATCGCGTAGTTCCCATTCTTGAGTATCGCCGTTGTATACGTAAAGTACAGGATAATTTTCTAAATCTGAAGTATCGATCCAAAGATCACCATTCTTAAGATTTGATCCATCGCTTTGAACAGCTGGTTCGCTTGCGCTAACAATTGGACCATTTGGATCTGTTTGTTCTCCAGCATCTGCATCGTAGTATGGAGATGTTGTGTCTAGATAACCTACCCAAGTAGTACCATTATGAACCATAATATCAACTTCGTCGACAATTGAGTTGTACCATAGTTGGCCATCTTCAGCAAGTGCAGTAACTTCATTGTCTGAAGAAGTGTAGAATCTAACTTCTGTTGGCGAACTTGCTCCGTCGCTTACGGTTGATTTCCATAAACTTGCTTGTAACACTACAGGTGTTGTGCCTTCGTAACCCTGAGCTTCGTATAAATTAGGAGTTCCTGAGTTAACGCTAACAAATTTACTAAAGCCCATTGATGCTAGTACTGCAACAGAAGGATCATCAGTTATTCTAATTTCACCACCTTTTGAGTGTTTTAATACAATCTTGTTTGTGCTTGTAACTTCTGCTGAAACATAAGGAATATTTGCTGCTGAAATTGCTGCCGCTATAGTTGTTGCATCACTGGCAGTGCCTGCTGCTGTAAATGAAACTACAGCAGAAGAACTAGATTCTAGCACACCGTAAAATCCAGATGTTCCTGGTCTTGTTCCTGATATAGTAAGTGTGTATGATCCTGCAGTAATGGTGCTAGTACTAATTGCTACTGTACCAGTAACTGTAGTGGGAGAAGTACCTACTCTTCTATATACAGTAAATTGTGCAAACGGAACTGCATCAGCTCCGGTATTTGATTGTACATAAAGATCGCCAACAGCAAGATTTTCGCCACCACCTGATACATCTAATGTATATAATGCTTCCTGGTGTGTTGCATAAATTGGAGCATCAACTGCTTCCCAAAGTTGGGTAGCATCATTCCATTTTTTCATTCTCCAGCGAGCGCCGCCATTTGGTTCAGTAGTTTTGATCCATACAGAACCTGATGGACGAGGATAAGTATCTGAAGTTTTAAATGCAGGTACATCTGTATGCTTACCAATATGTAGAACTGGTGGATAATAAGTGCCAGCAGTTAAGCCTACTTCTGTTAATGCATTGCCTGAGCCTGCGCCAATTATAACAGGACCTGCTGCGGTAGAATCTTCACCAGAAACTGTGCCATCACTGTAAATTTCTAAACGTCCGTCAACTACTTGAGCATTTAATCCTTCTACTCCAAATGTGTTGATTTCAGTAACAAGCTCTGACAATGTTGTAATCTGTCCTGGGCCTACAGTAATAGTTGTTCCGTTAATCGTAAACGATCCAGCTGTAAACGTAGGATTACCTACAGTACTTCTTACTACAGGCCAGCTTGCAGTCCATTCATTGCTGCCTAACATTACCCATGCGCCTGAAGCAACAGCAGTGCCGCCGCCAGCAATGTTACCATTACCTGGAGATCTATACCACATAGTAATTATTTTATTAACTGCAACTACAGCGTAATCACCAATAGCACCAACTGTTGTCTTAGGAGCATATACTGATGTGCCATTAACTGTAGTTAATGTTGCATCTGCGCTGCTTGTAATTACAATAGGAGTTTTAGTAGTGTAAGTCTGACCACCTACAACTAAACGACTGTTACCGTCCCATTCCTGAATACCCCAAGTAGTAGTCGAAGTATCTAACCAATAAGTGCCATCCGATGGATTAGCACTCGGAACAGTTGCGCTTGCTTCTAATTCAGCTAAGTCGATGTCTGCTCTAACAACCCATGCTCTATTGCTTACACCTAAATATGAATAAGCAGATTGTAAGCCGTATTCGTTAAGCTCGCCTGCATGAATTGGGTTGTTGTTATTGTCTGTATAAAATAGCGGATCGCCAAATGTGTCTGCTAGATCACGCTGTGATGTTAATAAGTATGGTTTACCAGCATTTGCTGCTAGTGTACCTTGTGCTGTTCCTGTTCCAGATGCGTTTAACTTGTTTGCAGCAGTAGCAACAAAAATCATTGGCGTAGTGCCTGGCTCTGCCGGAGTGTAAAAACTCTCATCAATTACGCTAACCTGTACTCCTGGTGATGTCAATGCCATTTTCAAATCTCCTATAATACGAGTTGGTATCGTTACTACTATTTAGCAGTAACATCATAAAAATACCGTTTTAAACCCGTAAAAAAGGGGCGATAAAGGTGAGGTCACAAATAAATAACGTTAATATGAGACCATTATGCGTTTGCGGACAACGTCCTGCTGCTGTAAATTATAAAAAGAACGGAAAAACTTATTATCGTAAGAAATGCGAAGTGTGTCTACGTCACGGACAAGTTGCTTACGGTATTCCTAAATGGAAACAAAAAGGTTATGAAAAAAAGAATTACTGTGAAAAGTGCGGGTTTAAATCTAACTACGCAGAACAGTTTAACGTGTTTCACATAGACGGCAATTTAGAAAATTGCAGTCCAAGAAATCTAAAAACTATTTGTGCTAACTGTCAGCGTATACTTCAAAAAGAAGGAGTTAAATGGAAGCAAGGTGATCTTGTTCCTGACTTTTAACAGTCGCCGTACTTTTCTAAACGAGCAATTTCTGCGTCAATATAATACTTGATCTTTTTAGCATCACGTAATCTTGGCGAATGTTCTACTTGACCATAACGATAACATGCTCGAAAAATTTCGCCGATTTGAGCATTCATATTTTTGTGTGAAATTAGATGTTGTAATTCAGCGGCACCTTTTGGTAATTCATAATAGTTTGCGGTAGAGCCGTCGCTTACTTCTTTTTTAGACATATAAACCTCTTTAGTTTTTCAACTATTATAAGAGAATTTGCTAAACGTGTCAACCTTTAATTGTAACCACGTCCTACAATTTTATCTATGTCTTCGTGTTCCATTATCCTATTAAAAATCCATAGCCGTTTCCGCCTGGAACTGCTTCTACAACGTCTTTTTCAAGTTTTTCAATTTCTGCCTGTGCTTCTGATTTTAGTGCATCACCGTTAAGTGCAGAACCGCCTTGCGGGCCAACAATGGTTGCAAATTTACTTCTTGCTTCGCCTAGCATATACTTACATACAGCAAGAGTATAATCTTTAATCCATTGTTTTGCCAAGTAATCGTCTAGTAAACTTGAATCTGGACGATAGTTGTAAACATAAAGAAGTAAATCTTCTTCTGCTCTAGGACGCTGTAGTAGCGTTAATTTTTTAGTAGTAGAGTTCCATTTAAATTCGATAAACGAACCAAACATACGTCCTACTAGTTCTTGATATTGACTAAAGAAATCGTATGTAGCAAGACCGCCCATGTTAGAAGAACTTAGAAGATATGTATTTGTGTATGCTAAGTTAAACGGTTCAAAGAGTGTGCCACCGTCACCTCCGCCCGTTCTTGACCCTATGCTTCTGCGGAAGATTTGACGTACTTCCATTACTTCTTGGGGTAAGGTGTATTCGTTTTGGTCTATGACCGTTGGCATAAACAAATAAGATTCTTCGACAGAGTTCTCTGAACGTTGTCTAAATTTAGTAAGTGCTTTAGTTAATGCTGTATTATAGTGTATTGGATCTAATTCTACATCTATCATGCCGCCGCCGAGCATTGCATGAACATAGTCAAACACTTCTTGCTTTTGAGTTGCTAAATCTGCCATTTATAAGTTCTCCAGTAGTATTTATCTTACGCTAAATATACATATGCCGAGATTATCACTTTATAAGCCTGAGAAAGGCAAAGACTTCGCATTCCTAGATAGAACAATTCAGGAAATGTTTACTGTTGGCGGAACAGATATCCACATACACAAATATCTTGGACCTGAAAATCCAAGCGATGCAAATGCTACTGCTGACCAGCCTCAATATGATGTTGTAAAAGAAACGAATATACAAGACTTGCTGTTTATGGAAAATAGAGACAGAAAGTACGATAAAGACATTTATACTATTAGAGGAATTTACAGCGTTCAAGATATTGATTTTAATTTATCACAGTTTGGATTATTTTTAGAAAACGACACATTGTTTATGACTGTTCATATTAACAGTTCTGTAAAAACTCTAGGCAGAAAAATTATGCCAGGTGATGTATTTGAAATGCCTCACTTGAAAGATGAATATGCAGCAAATGATTTAAGTGTTGCGCTAAAACGGTTTTATGTTGTAGAAGATGTAAACCGTGCAAGTGAAGGATTCTCTCCTACTTGGTATCCTCATTTGTATAGAATAAAAATGAAGCAAATATACGATAGTCAGGAATACAAAGAGATACTTGATTTACCAATGAACGAAGATGCTCCTGAAGAAGGAACCCTTCGTGATTTGCTTTCTACATATGAAAAAGAAATGCAAATTAATGAAGCAGTTGTTGCCCAGGCTGAAGCAGATGCTGCTAAGTCTGGTTATGATGTTGGTCATTACTATACTTTAGAAACAGACGAAAGAGGAAATTGCTTAATAAATGAAACAAGCCCGTCGGGTGAAATCGAAGCAAAACCAAATCGTTTAGGATATTCTGGTTACTTACTTGGTGCAGTTCCTGATGCTCCTAATGGTTCAGCGTTTGGGCACGGAATAGCGTTTCCTACTAATAGTCAAGCAGGCGATTATTTCTTACGCACAGACTTTTTACCAAAGAGACTATTTAAATATGACGGAACACGCTGGATTAAAGTTGAAGAAGATGTACGTATGACACTATCAAATACTGATGATAGACAAACTGTAAGAACTTCGTTCTTTAATAATCCAGGCTATCTATATAACGAAAGAGTTGCATTCGATGCTGTACAGTTGACTGAAGGTGATACTGCAATTGAAACTGACATTGATTATCCAACTTCTGCTCTTTATATAGAACTTAAACATAATACTATAACTATGGATTATGTTATTGCAGATAATAGCGGTCTTGTTTCAGATAACGGATCTGGAAAAATACTCATTACACTTCCTAATACTGATAGTATTGGATATACTGGACAATGGGAAGTTAGATTGTTTAATAACAGAGAAGCTAAGAGACAAAGTCTTTCAGAAGTACTTAGACCACGAGGATTACAGGCGGATAACTAATGCATATTTATAAATGGACACATAAAGAAACTGGCAAGTGCTATGTTGGGCAATCTATTCAGGAGCCTAACCAACGACGTCTTGAACATATCTCAGATGCCCGAACCACAGAAAAAACTTATCATTTTCATAATGCCCTTAGAAAATATGGTGTAGAAGCATTTAACTGGGAAATATTAGAGTATGCAGATAGTTTAGAAAAATTAAATTATCTAGAAGAAAAATATATAGAAC